TTAAATACGCAGTAGTACCGCCTGTAATAGTGTTTGCAATTTGAATGGCGTTAACTGTAGACCCCGGAACGGTCGCCAAACCTAATTTGCCTGCCAAATAGTTATTAGCAGTACCTGCCATATACAGGTTGTAGCGGTTTGTACCACTTGCAATATCACCATAGAAACCGTAATTGTTTGTTGCGCCTGTAAGGGTACTATTTACGAAAACACCATACTGGTTTGTTACGGTAGAGCCTGCGCCAAATGTTCCTTGGTTTACAAAAACATGAAGTAATGATGGAAGTGTAAATGTAGTCGCCTGAGTGCCAATGTTTGTTCTAAAACCAAAAGCATTAACTGTTGCATCAGACTGCACATTAGAAGAAAGCCAAACACCACTTACTCCTGTAGCGCCTGTCATGTTTTTTATAAGCGCAAGGTTTGTTCCCGCACCAGCGGCTGTCGTACCTAATGTAACTTGTTGACTTGCATCAATCGTAATAGCGTTTGTGCTGTTTGTACTCAAACCCAACGAGTTAGCCGCTGGCAAGTACATACCATTGGTTGCAACAGTTGAGCCGCTTGGAATAAATCGTGTAGCAGTAGCAGAGCCAGTTGTGGAAAAGTTAGTCCCATCAAAACTTAATGCACTACCAGTAGCCAATGCACTTGTGCTAGAAGCAAAAACAACACCGCCTGATGTAAATGATGTTAAGCCTGTACCACCACTTGTTGTTGGAAGGATTGAACTGTTTGTAGCTGTTAGTGTTGTCCCATCCGCATAAATAGAACGGCTAGATGGATACGTAACAAATACATCTTTAGTGCCAGCAGTAAAGTTAACCAATGACCCAGAGTTACTTGAGGCTAGTACAGTCGTGCGTGATAGCGTTGTGCCAGAAGAGGTATACGTACCAATACCAACTTCCCAACTACCACTAGAAGAGTCAGAAATTGTGTAATACGTTGTATTTCCATTACCAATAGCAGCAAAGCTTTGAAAGCCCGTTACTGCTCCATTTAAAGTAATCGTGCCTGTACCAGTAGTAGAGGAGGTTTCTTTAACCCGATCTTTTAGTACCAATGCCATGATTAACTCAATGTAATATCAAGATCACCAACTGGAATACGCAAAATATCACCAGTACCGATTATTTTGCTTGTTGTTAAGTCAGAAAAAGCTAAAAAGTTACCTGATGTTGAAGCATCAAAAATACCAATAGCAACAATAGTTCCCCATGCGGCAGTAGCGGCATCAAATTCAACTGCAGCAGAGTTAGTCGCTAAAGTAGAAGTACCACTCACTGTAAAAGCGACTGATTTACGTACGTATGCGTTACCAGATACCTCTGTACCGCCACCAACGTCAGTAGGAGCAGTTGTGTATAAAGCTACATATAAAGTAGTTGGAGGTGTATAAGAAGTGTTTGTAAAAACGTGTTTTAAAACTTTGTCTTCTAAATAATCAGAAAATGATCCAGCCATTTTTTACCCCAAAGATCGGGCACGAACAATAGGAGTAGAACTAACAGATGCCCTTTGATCTGCTATTTCTATGTCGCTAATGGAGGTAATATACATTTGACCCCATACAGCAAGACGCTCATCATCTTTTAAATATGGGCTTGCCTCAAGCAATGCACCATATAAGTACAAGTCTGGGGCATAAGTAAGAAGCCAGTTGCTTGTGTTTGAATCACTCAACGCAGGAATTTTACCATAATAGGTCAATTCACCCGTATAACCAGTATCTGGAGTTGCAATTACTTCTATCTGAGTACCGACAATAGTGTAATAAGTTGGCTTTCCAACTGCAATAATTTTGTCCTGACGCAATTCATTTGCTTGCTTATCAGTTACAAACTCCATATACGTAATTGGGCTTGTGTTTAAGATAAACTCTTTAGCCTGTAGCCAATCTGTTGGATAAGCAAAATACTGCGTATCAATAGTGGCAGTAGCACGTTTAACCATCTGGCGAGTACGCAACTTGCGGTTAAATTTGGCTTCTGCAAGAGTAATAAAGCTAGGAATAACAGAAGTCAGATCATCCCGATTAAGATAATCTGCTATTGTTGCTTTAAGCCCTGCAAAAGTATCAAGTGCCATTTTCTACATCCCTACACGCTAGTGTATGCTCATGTTTGAACTCAAATGTTCCAATATGGAAGATCTCTTTTGAAAGATCTTGATCCACATATGTTTTATGCCCATTTTGGGCGGCTCTACGGCAAAACCATACATCTTCACCAATGTAGTCTTCCGCAGCGGGAACCCAAGGGATAGCAAACCAAGGATATTCCATAGATTTATAGACTTCGGATTTAACGAGCATTACACCCATTCCGCAGTAGTCTACTTCAACAAGCCCTGTTGAATTATCTTCAGTATATACCCGATTGACAAATGTTGCATCCATATCTGGGGTATTTTTTTTCACCGCAATTGGCTCAGTAGGAAATCTACGTTTTGCATAGTTTCCACAGACAATTCCAGTATCGTGCTTCAAAAGACGCAAGATAGTATCTTTGGGGAATCTCATGTCGCTATCTAGCCATAGCGTATGTGTGCATTCAGCGGCAACGGCATCCCTAGCAAGGTCCTGACGCTGTGCTGACAATAATGTGCCAGAGCTAGTGTAGATCACTACTTTGTGGTGAGATGTACCTACTGTAAATCCAACCAATCTGGCTAAATCAAAAGCAAATCCAGAGTTAACAAAATCCCGTGTTGGAACCAAAATTCCAATGGTCTTACTATCCATTAAACTTCTCCAGGTCTTGTGCGAAATGCACGATTATCAGGGTCATTGAGCCAACGCTTCATATAAGCTTGGTCATCAAGTTTGCCTTCGGCTTTCATTTGATAATACAAAGCCATTGGGATAGATGCCACATGGTGCATATCTCCATTCCAATTAGCCCGTTCATCAAAAGAATTAAATCTCTCTTTGTTGGCTTCTACTACTTGTGTAGCATCAATAATTGTTTCAATGGTTGCCTCATCTTTTTCAGCATCGTAATGCCAAAGCTTTTTGGTTCCCATTTCTGAGTTTACGTCAAAGATTTTTGTAGTCATAAAAAAAAGGGTGGGTTATTAGCCCACCCCTTGTATTTCAGATTAGCTCTGAATTGTTGAGTTCAAGTCATAGACAGCGCCATGAGCCTTCTCGTTCTTGATCTTCAAGCCCCACTCGCACAAGAGCATACGCTTCTCAGCATCACCAGTCTTAGCCAGTTCAACTGTCTGGAAGGGACGCAGGAAAGCAACGCTTGCGTACTCAGGATCAAGCACGAAAACATCACGCTCACGTTGGAAGCGGTTGGCAACAATACTCACGTTACCGAAGTCGGAAACATAAATATCTGCGGCTCCGATGATGGTGGAAGGCTTAGGACCAGTAACGTTGAAACGCTGACCAGCAATACCAGCCATCTTAGACAAGTTCTGCTTGTTAACAGGACCAGCCATAACGATAGATGGTGAGCCACCTTCTGTCCACACCTTCTGAATTACGTCTTTCAGCAATGTCTCGCTGAATGAACGCAAGTTAGTGGTTGTAGCATCAGTACGAGCTGCATCAGGAATGGTTGTGTATGAAGGATCACCACCACCAGAACCTTCGTTTGTATTGGTCTTCAAGAAGGCCAACAAAGCGCCAGTCTTACGAGCGGCAGATGTAGAACCAGCGGCAGCGGCTTGGTTAGCCAACATTGTGGCCTCCATGTCACGCTTAATTTCCGCAGATTTTTTAGCCATTTGGTAGCTCAACTCAGAGCGACGACCTGCCTTGTCAACAGCTTCCAAAGTACCAGCAATGATTACATCCTTACGGCTAATCTGGGTGTAGTTGCCCAAACGAACTGTAGCTGTAACTGCTGTGAAAGAGGTGATGTCATCGCCCTCGATCTGTGCATTGGTTGTGACCGCAGCGGCCAAATCATCTGTCTGCCATTCAAAGAAAGTGTTGGTGACGTTCTCACGACCAACATTGCTCATAAATGGAGTCTCTTCTGGAGAGATCTGATAAATAACGTTTGAAAGGTCCTCCCGAACGCCTTTAGCGTCAAATCGGGTATAGGTATTGGTAATAGCAGCCATGATAAATCCTTAAATAAATTTCTCGAAAAGGGATGCGGCATCTCTGACGCTTCCTGTTTGTGCAAGACGCTTTTTTGCGTTATTTATATCACTAGACTTAGAACTTACGCTACCTGTTGAACCTGGAGTTGCCATCTTTGGCGCTTTTTTAATCTTCGCTTGGAATTCTGGACGTTTACTCATCATCTGGTCATACTTCCACGCTTTGTGAAGCGCCAGTAATGCCCGTGAATCTGTAATTGTGTTCAGTTCCTGCTCTGAAAAGCCCAACTGCTGCCCGTACTCCAACAAAGCTTTTCCTTCTGCTTTGGCTTTCTCTGGAGAAGTCCACTCTGGAATTTTCTCTTTCAAAATTGCAGTTTCCTGCGCCAAAACAGTATTGATCTGCTTTTGCATTTCAACTTCTCGCAATTGATTAAGTCGCATCTGCTCTGCTTGAACTGCGAATTTCTGTTGTTGTCTGCGCTGATGTGATGTCCATTGACGGGCATATTCAGTCGGGTCTTCAACTTCTAAACGATTCCAATCAGGCTCTTGCGGCTCAAACTCTTGCAGTTTTTGCTGTAATTGTCCTAATACCTGTGCGTATGTTTCACGCTCTGCACGTACTTGCTGAAACTCAGACTCCACAAATTTGCGCTCTTCTGCCAGTTTCTGCGTTTTCCGTGTGTAGTCAGCTTCTCGTTGGTAGCCTCGGATAAGTTCTTCCTTCGGGACTTCGATTTCTTTACCATCAACTTTGACGATAAACTTCTCATCCCTTGGAGCTTCTTCCTCGGATTCCTCCTCGTTAGCCTCTACTTCCTCAGAAGATTCCAATGCTTCGTCTTGCGGCTCCGCACCTTCCACTTCCTCAGACTCAGATTCGGATTGCTCCTCCTCTGGTTGCGCCTCTGCACCAGTGTCAACACCCTCTTGAGCGTCTAGCATGGAAGCAAAGCTTTGCGCTGCTTGATTTACTGTAATCGAACCGACTGCTTGTGCGTTATCGGACATATTTACCTCTTAGTTTAACAATCATTCTGCTTTCGGGGGTCTTCCCCGTCTGCGAACAAGGGCAACTTCTGCCATCTTGCCTGTATCCATGACAGAGCGTAACTTAGCTCTCAAGATGTCTATCGTGGTCAAAAGCAAATAAGCTTGCTCTCTGATAGGACCTTCCATCAATTTGGAAGACCTGATTTCACGATAACAGTCATCTTCAATTCGCTTTAACATCTCATTGAGGAGTTCATCCTCAAGAAGTAGTCTGGCTCTGTCTCCTCTTGCGAGGTTAATTTCTAGATCGTCCATTTACATCATTGGTTGGGGCTGTTGAGGGACTTGCGTCTGGCTCATTGCAGCTTGTTGGCGAATTAATTCTCGGTCACGATTCATTGCGGCATCTATTTCCGCACTTTGAATTTGTACACCATATTTCAATTCTAGCTCATATCTACGCAAAATACCATCTTGCTCAATACGATCTCTTTCACGATCATCAGCCATGAGCATTCTTTCACGATCTAACTGTAATTCAGCGGCTTTCTTTTGAATATCAGCTTGAATAGATTGTGCCTGTACTTGAGCCAATATCTCCTCTGGAGTTGGCTTTGGAGCAGGTGGTTCTGGCAACTGGAAATCATTAGGTAATTGATTAAAGTAATTAGCCGAATCTTTAATTCCTGCCAACTGCAACATCTTAGTTAATGTGTTGGTGTACTGTGGTATTGATACAACAGGATTATTAGGACCAGTCTTTTCAATCAACATTTCCTGACGGGCGGCTACCTGATTCAGAATATTAATTCTGTCTTCAATAGTGCCATCACCAACACCAACATTAACAATTACATCCATCTTTGCATCCCATGATCTTGGGTCAATAGGAACAAAGGTGTTACGCAAACGCACCATACGGGCACGATCTTGGTTCTCAACAACCAACTTCAGGATGCCAGTAAACAGCTTACGCAAACCAGTTTCAGCAAAGATGCGGGCAATCATCTCAATGTGCTGATGAGCGGCATTGACAGTCGCAGAAACAGCGGCTTTGGTGGTGCTTTGGAGAGCATCTGCATCTAACCCTGCGGCAGCTTTAGAAATGCCTGTACGGGTCTGTTTAATGTCATCCAAGTAGTCCAACATTGGGAATGCGGCTTGACCAACAAATGGAGTGGTAAACGGCTGAACCATACCTGGCGCTCTCATGCGAATAACCGCACCAACTTCAGTATTCAACACATCTTCCATGTTGGCTTGACCCTCAACAATGGCTGTACGAGGATGGATAGATTGAGCCAAGGAGTCCAAAATGCCACGCTGAACATTGGATTTGATACGCTGAATGTCCATCACTACGTCAGCAGGACACATACCAAAGAAAGTATGTGGCTCTGGGTCTGGACAGAAGTCAGCAAACTGGCGGTCATCAACAATTTCATTGCGAATAACTTTGTTTCCAGAACCAACTGTGCAAATTCTACGCATCTCAGCAATGCCATCACCATCAAAGTCTACCTTTAAGTAGCCTTCAATGTAGAGAACACTCTTGCTTGATGGATCACCATTGTTTGCAGTACTGATAACAGCAAATGGGTTACGAGCTTGATACTCTTGATTGTTGTCAAAATCATTGCCATTACCTGCAACTTCAACCATTTCATCATAGTCATAACCCATTGCGACTAGATCAGAAACAGTCTTCATAGTCCTATGGCCTACAAAAGTAGCCTCATCAATGGACTTGGATCTGCGGTCAATCAGGAATTCTTCAGGTGGCAATGCCTCAATCTTTACTTTGCCAGATTTAATTCTGCGCTTGATCTCCACATCGTACATCATGGGAGGTGGAGTCATAATTCCTTGGGCAAGATTCTGTTCTGCCATGCCAGGAATTGGATACTCACGCACCGCAGAAATCTCAATGTCTGGGTCTTGCGTCAAGAACATCATTGTCTGCTCATCAAGCATAGAGAATGACTCTGCTTTAACTTCTACAGACTCATCCCACCAGTACTTAATAATTCCTACCTTGCGAACCAAAGCATCTTTAAATGCTGAGTGGAGAATCTTAAAACCTTGGTTATCACGCTTGAAGATGAAGTCTACATAGTCTGTAGCTTGTTCAGCAGATTGAATATCCTCTGGTCCTTGGGGAGCAAACTCAACCACACGCTCTGAGCCAAAGAAAATACGCATCAGGCTTGGCAATATGCCTTGAACAGTATCACGTACATCCATTGATACCACTTGTGAACGGCCTTCTTCT